TAAGGAGGATTGTATGATAGATTTTGATAAAGAACCTGATTTTATAAATGAGCAGGGGATTAAATGGTGGTTTGATTCTGTAGCCACAAAATATGCTCAAGATAAAGGATTGAATAATATAATGGTTTGGGCTGTTGAACAGGGTGATAAAACAATAATTTTCGTTATTACTGAAGAAAAAGGTGATTCTGCTGAAGTTATATATGGAACTAAAAGTCTTGAAGATGTGTTTTACCATATTGATTTTTTATGGTTGGCTGCTATTAAAAATAAGTAATTGTAATGATATTTAATTAAAAAGTAGATGATGGATGGTAAATAGAATACTGTATAAGGAGGTATTTACATGGCACGACCAGTTATGAAAACGCTTTCCGATGTCGCCGCTGCAATGACCGACCTCAGTCAGGAAACCCTTTCCCCCACTCCCCTCACCATGGGCGAAGAGGGTGGGCCGCTCGGGGGTCCTCCGACTCCGTTTCAGCCGTCTAACGTGCTGGGGGATAAGGAAGAGGAGATAATGGAGTATCTGTGCACGGAGATTCGGGATGTCCGTGACGGAGCTGACAGAAAGACCTTGCTCCTTAAGTGGGACAAGTGGCGCAAGCAGAGGCTTGCAGTTCCCGATTCGGAGTCGAGGGACTTACCATGGATTAAGTCGTCTAACGTAGTTCCCCCGCTCACGATGCAGAAGGTACAGACGGTATTCGCAAAGCTTATTGCCGCATTTGCGACAAAGAAGCCTCCAGTTGCCGTCATTCCCATTAACCCTGCTGATACGGATACTGCAGAAGCTCTCGAACGGTGGTACAGGGGGATGGCTGACGATAAGTACGGGCTGGATGTTCGGCGTAAGTTCAAACAGATTGCGTATGAAGTGGTCAGCATGGGAACTCAGGTGGTAAAGGTTCCCTTTAAGTACGAGAGCTGGGCATTCAAGAGAACCGTTGGAGGCGCAACACAAACGGTACAGTATGTTCGGCAGAAGGGGCCTACTATAGTTCCTATTCGGCTTGAGGACTTCTTCACTCGTCCATACTGGAAGGATGTGCAGAGGGCTCCGTGGTGTGGTGTTCGATACCGCTACTTCTACCACGAGCTCAAACAGATGCAGGGGCAAGGCTTCTTCTCCGATGTTGATAAAATACTTGGACAGGCACTTACGCAGTATGATGATAACCTCCAAGCTGAGCTTGAGCGGACTGGAGTCGATACGAGCTCCCTTGGGAAGGAGACTGCTAATCAGGAGTTCGAAGTTTACGAGTGCTATGTCTTCTGGGACCTAGATAACGACGGTATACCAGAGGACCTTATCCTTTGGGTTGAGCCAGACACGGGTACCCTCCTTCGAGCGGAGTACAATCCCCTCTCAGTGAGGGACATAGAGGTAGGAACCTACCTTGATGACCCTGACTCGCTGTTTGGTATTGGTATCTGCAGAATGGTGGAAGGGCCACAGGAGACGCTTACTGCGCTACAGAGAATGCGACTCGACGGGACAAAGCTCAATATGCTCAAGATGTTCCTTGCCCGTCGAGGTGCAGGTATTGGCCCCGATGAGACTCTAGAGCCGTTTAAGATACTCTTTGTAGACGACCCCTCGAGTGACTTTAGGCCGATAGAGTTTCCAGACATCAGTCAGGGCTGCCTCATAGGTGAACAGATGGCAAAGGAGGATGCTGACCGTGTCTCAGGAGCAAATGACTACATGGCTGGCTTTAACGATAAGATTGTTGGTTCGAATGCAACAAGCTCAGGGATACAGTACCTCGGAAGTCAGGCAAACTCAATTCTCAACAGCCTTCTTGAGAATATCGAGCAGTTCATGACGAATGTGTACATGATTGTGCTCTATCAGGCAATTGCCAATAAAGACTTAGTAGACCTCTCTTGGCTGTCAGAGGAAGACCAAACACTTGTGAGGTCTGTCTTGGACATGAATGTTGAGGACCTGCCAACTAAGTTCCGCTTCTCCGTTAGGACAACGGACATTAACCGAACGGACGAGTCTAGGAAGCAGAACTACATGATGGCGATGCAGCTATATAATCAGTATTTTCAGAGTGCAATGGGAATCGTTCAGATGAAATCAAATCCCCAGGTTCAAGGGAATGCGGACATTCAGGACCTTCTCACGTCCACCTATGTCGGTCTTACAACACTGACCGACAAGATGCTCGAGTTCTTTGACATCGGAGACCCGAAGGATTTCCTTCCCTTTATCGAGCAGTACAAGGTTCAGATGAGAGCGTCCGACAAAGTCCGAGAAGCGCAAGCACAGGCAATGCGAGGAGCAATGAATGGTAACCAAGGAACAGGTATTCAAGAAGCTGGTTTCGGAGGGGCTGGGTTCCCAGGAGCTTTTGGCGGAGCTCTCGCTGGAGCCGGAGCGGTTCCAGGTATGCCGCTCACTCCTGAAATGGGCGGAGCAGGTGGCGGTGGATCGGCTATGCCGGGAAACGCAGCCCCAGGAGTTGGTCCGGTGGCAGGCTAAAGTGGAATTATGTCGTAAGGTCAGGGCAGACCTTGACCTTATCGGAGAACGTTTTGTAAAGGAGGGTATTATCGATGCCTAAACAAACGACTACAAATGATGACAGAGATGGAACAATTCTCGACTCGGTAGGGATTCTAAACCCCGCTGAAGAGGCGGCTCCCGAGGAAGAGGAGGAGGTTCGCTACGTTCTTGAGGGTACTCCTGAGGCAGAGGAGCTTGAGAAGACCCCCGAGCGGAAGCCCCCTGCCACGAAGGATGACCTTGAGCGGCAGCTACTTGAGATGAATGAGCGAATTAAGGCTGCGGAAGAGGGTGTAAATCCAGTTAAACAGTTCGGAAAGCAGCTTGAACAGGTAGTTCAGAGGGTTGGAACTGTCTATCCACAGCAGCAGGTCTCTCAACCACAAGAGACGGCAGAGCAGCGGATCCAGCGGCTCAACAATATGTGGATGGAAAACCCTGCAAAAGCGTATGAGGAGCAGTCTCGGGAGCAGTTGAGACCTGTTCTTGACATCATGTTCTCTACTCAGGCAGCACTTTCGAGGGATTTAGCCCTAATGGACCCGAATCAGAAGCCAATTTACGACAAATATCGTGATGAAGTGGAGCAGGAAGTCGCCCGAATCCCCCCACAAGAGCGGATTCAGGAGCCAAGAGTGTACCAAACCGCCATCCAACGGGTAAAAGCGAGGCATTCTGACGAGCTTACACAGAGTGCGATTGAGGAAGCAGTCAATAAACGGCTCCAAGAGCTCGGAATTGACCCCGCAAAAGCGGCAAAACAGGCAAAACCTGCCGTGTATAGCCCTGCTGGCCAGCAAAGGTCGCAAGGAGGGGGGCTCGGGGGTCCTCGTACAGAGGTTATACCGAAGTGGGTGCAGGTGGAGGCCGCTAAAATAGGGCTTTCAGCGGAATTTTTGTATCAGCATTTGAAGGAAAAGGGTGAATTAAAGGGAGGTAGATGATGCCAAAGGGACAAAATACCGCAACAAAGGGTTTTGCGAAGGACTTATTTACTAAAGAGGCTGGAGCCGAGGGGGCGAAGCCAGCAGAGGGCTTTGTTTCCGAAAATGAGCCAAAAAATAGGGAAATGAGAAAAAAGTACATGGTTGGGATTGGCATGACTGAAGAGGCCGTCTTACGATTAGATAAGCAAGGCGCAATCCTTGTCTTCGAGCAGAAGGAAGCCTTTATGGATTTGTCGGACGAGACGGTTGCGGCGCTTTCGAGGGAGAATAGGTTCCGATTTGAGTCGGCAAAGGAGTTCCACGATGCGTGGAGAGGAAATGAACACGCAGAAATCGTGGAAAAGTTCCAAGTGGACCCCAATATGCAGGGTTCCGCAATGGATAAACTCCAGATGAAGGGACCGCCAGACATGGTAACGAGATGGGTAGCACCGTATAACGTCGAGAAGTATGCGAGTATGGGCTATAAGATTCTTAGCCCAGATGAGGTGAAGACGTTCTTAGGTTCAAAGGGAGGTCATCACGAGATTGGCAAGCTGGGCCAGACGGAGCTGGTTGCTATGGGCATACCGAAAGAACTGTACGACAAGCGCCAGAATAAGAAGGTTGAGCGGAATAATGAGAAGGCAGGAGCGTGGCAGACTTCGGGTCTGTCTGAGTTGAATCGTAGCGGTGCCCAAGGATTTGTGGCATCCGAGAACGATAAACGGCCATGGCACACTCTTGAGGGTGGCGGGTCGGAGTAAAATAATGGCGGTATGGTCCGCCAACGGAGGTCAGTATGGCATTTGAATTGTACAAGCCCGGACCGACGAGTACCCCCCCGATGGAGGACTGGCTGGCGTCTGGCGCAATTGCTGCAGGTGACGTAGTGAAACTTGTAGCAGCGGCGTCTGCAACAGCTCAAGGGAAGGTATCCGTCATTACCGGCGGGCAGGCTGGCACGGATTATAGCTATGGGGTTGCGGCACACGCAGCCGCTGATGGTGAGCACGTGGCGATAATACCCCACAGATCCGGTCAGGTTTGGAAAGCGGATGCAGCGGCAGATTGCGATAACACAAAGATTGGTCTTCTGACAACTTATCTTGCAGCTTCTACGCTTGCAGTTACTACGGGAGGTACCATTACAAATAATGGTAACCGTGTTGTTATCATTGGGCACGAAGGGCCTGCTTCTGCAAGGAAGTATCTTGTCGTGTTCAATCGTGCCACCATCATCGGCGGCTAAGGAGGGGGGTAGCATATGGCAACTGCACCGATGAATAGAGCGGCATATCCGTATCAATTTGACAAAGAAATTGCGAAAATGGTTTATGGCAAGTATGCCGATCACCCAAAGGAGTTTGACAAGATTGCTAAAATCGCAAACTTCCCTGCGGGCAGAACATATACTGAAGCCGAAATCAGTCCGCTCGGGGGTCTTAGGGCAATGTCAGAAGGTGAGGCAATCACCTATGACGTACCGGTGGAAGGACACAAAAAGTCTATTACCACGGTCAAGTTTGGCCTTGGCTTCCAGCGCACTGAAGAGATGTCCGCTGATGAGCTCTTTTCGATGTCAGACAAAATGTCTTCGAGCTTGGCACGTTCCGCAATAGTCTGCGTAGAGCAGAACTTCTGGAACCTCTTTAACAACGGCTTTTCCTCAACTCTCGGATGGGACGGTAAAAC